CTTCGGGGCCCCTTTTTTTTGATCTCTTAACGCCGAGATGGCGCTGGAGTTTTTATGGCTCACACATTCCACGCCGGAGTGACCATCGTCACGACCGGCTTTTCTGCAGCCACCGGCGCGGCCTCGGCGTCCTCGGCCATTCCCAACGACTCGTCAGGGCGTGCGCCCAACTACATCCGCGTGGCCGCTCGAAACGAGTGCTACGTCAAGCTGGGCCTGAGCGGCGTGACGGCCACCAACCAAGACATCTTGGTGCAGCCGGCCGACTCGATCTACCTGCAAGTGCCCAAGGGCTTGACGCACATCGCCTACATCCAAGGCGCGAGTGCCGGCCAGGTCAACGTCGCCCCGCTGGAAAACAGCTGATGCTGCGCACCGACATCCAAGCCGCACCTGGGGTGGTGACCACCGTGGCGCTCGAGGACGGCGCGCTGCACACCGGCACCACGCAGGACTGCACGCCCTACGCCGAGCGCGCCCAGGCCATGCACCGCGCAGGCCTGCACGGCTCGTCCGACATGCGCCTGGCGGCCTCGGTGCCGGTGGTGCTGGTCGAGAAGTACTGCAACGACAACAACATCTCGCTGCAGGACTTGGCGCGTGACCAGGCGCACCAGCGGCGCTTTTTGAACGACCCGGCGCTGGCGCATTTCCGCATCTGGAAGGGGCAGATCTAAATGGCACTGGCCACCTACTCCGACCTGCTGGCCAGCGTGGCCAACTGGCTCAACCGCACCGACCTCACGGCCGTCATCCCTGACTTCGTGACCCTCGCCGAGGGCAGGATCGCGCGTGATCTGCGGCTGCGCAAGCAGGTGGTCAACACCACACTGAGCACGGTGGCCGGTGTGCAGTCGCTGGCGCTGCCGTCTGACTTCCTTGAGCTGGAAAACCTCACCCTGTCGGGCACCAGCCCGCCCGGCGCGCTGTCGGTGGTCACGCCGGAGTACCTTGACCGCAAGTACCCCGACGCCTACTACACCGCCCAGCCTCGGGTGTATGCCATCGTCGCTGACTCGCTGTTGTTCGGCCCCACGCCGGACGCTGTTTACGCGGTGTCGGTGACCTACTACCAGCGCTTTGCCCCGCTGGCCTCAGCCAGCACCAACTGGTTGCTGACCAACCACCCGACGGTCTACCTCAACGCCTGCCTGGTTGAGGGCTCGGCCTACCTGATGGACGCCGACAAGGCGCAGGCCTACGAGTCGCGCTACCAGGCCGCCATGCGCGAGCTGCAGTTCGTTGACGACGCCGCGCTGCGCTCGGGCACGGCCATGAGGGTGCGTGCGCTGTGACCCCGCTGCTGGGCTTTTCTCCTGACCTGGACCCGATGACGCCGGGTGTGCTCACCGACTGCGTCATGACGATCCCGTTCGAGGCCGGTCTCAAGGGCGCGCCGTCAGCCGCGACCACCGGCGTCACCGCATTGGCTGCCGCCTGTCAGGGCTCGGCGGTGGTGTCGGATCTGTCGGGCTCAAGGCGCTTTCTGGCCGGCACCAGCACCAAGATCTACGAGTGGGACGGCAGCACCTGGAACGATCGCTCGCGCGGCGCCAGCTACACCTTGGGCACCGAGGATCGGTGGGTGTTCATTCCGTTTGGGAACTCAACGATCGCCGCCACGCCCACCTGCAAGATCCAGCGCTCAACCGGATCTGGTCTGGCCTTCGCCGACATCGCCTCGGCACCCCAGGCCAAATTCATTGAGCAGACGCTGGGCTTTGTGATCGCCTTTGCAACGACAGACGCCACCTACGGCAGCAGTCCTGATCGGTGGTGGTGCTCAGCGCTCAACGACGAGACCGACTGGACGCCGGCCATCTCGACGCAGTGCACCACCGGCCGGCTGGTGGGCGGTGCCGGGCCTCTGCTGGCCACCGAGCGCTTCGGTGATGACATCGTCGCCTACAAGCTGCGCTCAGTCTTCGTCGGCCGCTACTCCGGCGCACCCACCGTGTGGGAGTGGCGCCAGGTGTCCAACGACGTCGGCTGCGTCGGCCAAGAGGCCATCGTCGACACGCTGATCGGGCACATCTTCGTCGGCGTAGACAACGTCTACGTCTACGACGGCACCACCCCTCGGCCGCTGGACAACGCCGTGGCCATCCGCAACTGGCTGTTCAGCGACATGAACCCCGACTATCGGTTCAAGACGAGCCTGATCTGGGACCGGATCAACTACACGGTGTCGATTCACTACTGCTCGACGGCCAGCACCACGTTGGACAGTTGTGTCGTCTATCACGTCCTGACCAAACAGTGGGGCCGCGCCAACCGCGCCATCGAGGCCGCGGTGAGCTACGTCAGCCCGGCGCTGACCTATGCCGGCAACGCGACGATCACCACCTACGACGCAGGCCCGGCCATCCCCTACGACAGCCCGTTCTGGGTGGCGGGCGCTCAGGTGTCGGCCGTCTTCAACACCTCGCATGTGGTGCAGTCGCTGTCGGGTGCGTGCACTAGCAGCTCCATCACCACCGGCGACGTCGGCGACGAGTCAGGCTACAGCTTTTGCGACAAGGTGCGCATCCGTTATGCGCAGGCGCCCACCACCTCGACGGCCACCGGCTTCGTCCGTGACGAGGAGGGCGTGACGCTGTCCACCAGCCAAAGCGCGTCTAAGTCAGACGGCCGCCACGACATGCGCCAGCGCGCCAGGTTCCACCGATTCGCGGTGGCCCAGACCGGCGACTGGAAGGCCAGCGCCGTGCGTGCGGATCTCAAGCCGGCGGGCTCACGATGAAGCTCGACGTCTACCCGCGCTTTCCGGCTGATCGGAACCTGTACGAGCGCAAGCTGACAGACCTCTGGCGGGCCACCAACCAGCAGGTGAACCAGCTCACCGAAGGCCAGATCACCGCCGTGCACAACGCAGCCACCTCGGTGCCGACGTCGGGCACCTTTGCGCCGGGCGACTTCATCCGCAACAGCGCGCCGAGCGAGCTGGGCACCGCAGGCAGTAAGTACGTCGTGATGGGGTTCTTGTGCACCGTGGGCGGCACGCCGGGCACCTTCGTCCAATGCAGAGCGCTGACCGGCAACTGATGCAGCTGTGGCCCGTCCCGCTTGAGCAGATCGACCGCGCCTGGCGCGACGGCGCGGCCTGCTTGCATGAGGCGTGTGATGTCTCGGGTGGCGAGATCACCGGCAGCCAACTGAAGATGCTGCTGAGCAGGGGCGAGCGCACGCTGCTGGCCATGCACGACGGCACCGAGGTCGTCGGATGGGGCGTCGTGAGGGTCGATCAGCTGCCCAACCTGCGCACGCTGTTTGTCACCGACCTGGTGGCGCACAACGGAGGCTTCGAGCTGTTCTTTGAGGCGCTGAAGACGATGGCCGCCTCGCTCGGATGCTCAACCATCCGCTGCGCCGCCGGGCCTGCACAGGCGCGTCTGTATCGCATGAAGCTACGTTTCAAGCCTGTCTATCAAATTCTGGAAGTTGAGGTGTGACCATGCAAATCTCTCGTGAAAAGCTCTACGCCCTGGGCGAGCCCTTTGGCAACGACTGCACCCGCAAGGTGGCCGGCCGCATCATCTACGGCAAGGGCGGCAGCCAGTCGTCAACCACCGTGCAGTCCATCCCGACCGAGCTCAAGCCGCTGGCCACGGCCTACAGCAACAAGGCCATGAATTTGGGCAACATGGGCTACCAGCCCTTTACCGGCCAGCGCTACGCCGGGCCCACGGGCGCCGAGCAGCAAGGGCTGAATATGGTCGCCCAGCGCGCTCAGGGCGGCGATGCCACGATGAACGCAGGCGCATCTGCACTGCAACGCATGATGCAGCCGGGGCAGTCAAATCCGTACCTGGACCAGGCTGTCAGCCGCGCTCAGGGATCTGTTGTGGATCAGTTCAACAACATGACCAAGCCGCAAACCGAGTCGTCGATGGTGGCCTCGGGCAGCTTCGGCAACTCCGGCCTGCAGCAGACGCTGCAAAACCAGCAGGTGGCCGCCGGCAAGCAGCTGGGCGACATCGCCAGCCAGATGTACGGCCAGGACTACCAAGACAGCAACAACCGAGCGCTGCAGGCCGCTCAACTGGCACCGACCTACGGGCAGGCCCGATACAACGACGCGCAGCAGCTGATGAACGCCGGCGCCTACGCGCGCAACTTCGACCAGCAAAACAAGGACTTTCGCTACCAGCAGTACCAAGACCAGCTGGATCTTCCCTACAAGCAGCTCGCAGCCATGTCCGGCGTGTTCGGCAGCAACCTGGGCGGCACCTCGACCACCAAAGGCACAGGGGGTGGCAAGTGATGTTCAACAACTCGCTGTTCAACAGCACGCGGGGCATGCAGGCCATGCCGCAGTACGTTCAGCAGCCCAGCTCGCAGGGGCCTGCCGTGAGCCTGCCAGGCACCAACATCAGCATCGTCAACGGCAAGCTGGTGTTCGGGCAGCCCACGAGCCCCACGATGGACATCCCTGAGTGGGCCAAGGCGATGCCGATGGCACCCGCTGCGCAGTTCAGCAACCCCTTGTTCAACAGCGCGCCCAACCCCTACATCGCGCCACAAGCCGTGATGCAACCGGCCGGCGCTGCGCCCGCCAAGGGAGTCAAGTGATGTTTGGACTCAAGATCTTGAAGAATTTGACGCCTGAGCAGCTGGCGCTGATGGGCGTCGTGGCCGCTACGGGTGGGTTGGCTGCACCCGCTGCCTTGGGTGCTGGCGCAGCAGGTGCCGCTAGTGGTGCCGGTGCTGCAGCCGCAGGTGCGGGCGCTACTGCAGCAGGAGCAGGCGCAGCGGGCAGCAGCTTGCTGTCTGGGATCAGCGCCGAGGCCGCGCTGGCAGGCACCGAAGCCTCACTCGCAGGCAACGTGGGCGCAGGCATCACCGGCTCGCTTCCAGCCATGGGCGAGAGCTACTTTGGCGCCGCACCGGGCATGGGCGGCTCAAGCATGTTCGATCAGCTGTCGCGCTACGGCACCCAGGCCAAGGGCTACCTGGACGAGGCCAACAAGGTCATCAAGCCGGTGGGCAAAGCGCTCGGCGCAGCCAAGACGGCGCAAGGCCTGCTGTCGCCTGACACGCCTCAGATGCAAGCACCAGCGCCCCAGTTTGGCGGCGGCGGCAACCCGGTGTTCATGGGCCTGCTGCAAGAGCAGCAAGCGCAATCTCAGGCTCGCATGCAAGAAGAGATGCAGCGCCGGCAGGCTCAGCAGAAATTACTCGAAATGATGGGAGGTCGGTGATGCCTGGACTTTTGGACTTCATCGGTACGCCAGAGGGCCAAGGCCTGCTCAGCGCTGCCTTCGGTGGGCTTGCAGGCGCACGCCAAGGCACGCCGTTCAACAACATCGGCCGGGCTGGTGTGTCTGGCTTGGTGGGCTACAACCAGGCGCGCGATCAGGACGGCGAGCTGGATCAGCGCAAGCAGCGGCAGCAGCTGTTTGAGATGCAGCTGGCCCAGATGCAGCAGGCTCAGGCCGATCGTGCCGCCGAGCGCACGCTGGCTCAGCAAAGTGTACGCACGCCACAGCAGATGGCCATGGCGGCCAACGGCGGGCCCACCAACGCAGCCGCTGCTGCTATTCCAACGACTGCGCCCGGCTTTGACAGAAAAGCGTACATCGACGGGCTGTACCAAATCAATCCAAGGGAGGCCATGGCGCTTGAGCAGGCGCTCATCAAGGACGACGCGCCAATGATCATTCCAGAGGGCGCCACCCTCGTGAGCGGCCGCCGCTCCAACTTCCAGCCGCTGGCCAAGGGCGCGCCCAAGGCTGATTCTCAGCCGACATCCGTGCGCGAGTTTGAGTACGCCAAAGCTCAGGGATACACCGGCACCTACGACCAATTCAAAACGCTTGGCCCAACCATCCAAGCGGCTGCAATGGCGGGGTTGCGCGGCGCTCAGATCGCCGACATCAACTACGGCCT